AGAATGTCTTTTATAATTTCACTTACCTTTTTATCGTTGTATATTTGATTGATAGGTTTAGGAATAGATACGATCTTACCTACTTGGATATTGAAGTCTTTTGCGATCTTCTTGATACAAGCATCTGCAGATAGCTTATTAAATTGATAAACTGCATTCGATTTGTTTAGATAAAAGGCATAATCAAAGGCAACGTATGCAATTGGTGATCTTCCATTTTTCAGCTCGTCCACAATAATAGCCCGCGTAATTTCTTTACCGTTATTGTAAAGGGCCACCATATCGCCAATATCGCATGGATTCACTGGAAAGTAATTTGTATCAGTAAAAGCGATACTAAAATTAATTTCGTCCCCTAATTCCTCCATGTTGCTACGCCAGGTTAATGTGCCAAGTAAAGGTGTGATATTCGTCATGGTACCACCTTTAATTAGCCATAATTCATGCGCCATCATTTCACCTTCTTTGTTTCTAAAATAATCTCTTTAAATTCTGATAGGGCCAGCGAATAATAAACATCGCCTGATCCGTCTTGAAGTCCAGCCTCAAAGTTTTCGATTGTCATGAGCATATTAATAGGTGTGTTTGACATGATTAATCGAATTGGCATTCGTTTGTCTATCCAACCCTCAATGATCTCGTAATACTCCCACCCAAAATATTTGTTGTTTCTTGAAAAAGGATACACCTTTGAAGGAAAAAAAGAATCAATCGTAAGAGTTTTCAACCCTCTACGACCTAGCAATTTAATGTCACCTTGATTAATCGTAGTGAAAACTTCATTACTTACAGGACTAGGTATTTTAAATTCAGCTGGCACTATAGGAAGTTGAATAATTTGTTTACGATCCATCGTACTTAGAAAAATGTCCATTTATTCAACCTCCTATAAATTAGCCAATCGCAATTGTAATAATGGCACAAGCTCATTGGCTACTTCCATTGCTGTTACGCCTTTAGCATTCAAGTTCTGAATAATAACCTGTACACCGCCAGTATTTGATGCTGTTGGTTGTGGTGTACTTCCTGCAGGTGCAGGCGTTGCTACTACTCCTGGTGATGGTTGCACCATTTGATCCACATTATCGATTGATCCACCTGCAGCACGAATCCTTTCAGATTGTCGAGCAGGTATAACCATTTCGTCTTTGTGTAATTCTGCAATGTACCCATCGTATGGCACTCTGTTTAACCCATCGGCATGTGATCCTGAAACGAATTTACCAACGGCACCTGCAGCTTTTCCAATAGCTCCACCTATTTTCGAAACCCATTCAGGCGGTTGGAAGTTGCTAATGGCATTTTTAAAGCCCATAAATTTATCATAGAGTCCTTTGAAAAAGCCTGTTACTGGCTGAATCTTTTGAGCAGCCCAATCGTAAATGCCTCCAAATACCTCTTTTGTTTTCTCCCACAAGCTTCCTGCAGCTGCTTTGACTGTATCCCAATTTCGATATAACAAGACACCTGCAGCAACTACAGCAGCAATGCCGACAACTACCCAAGTAAGAGGGCTGGCAAGCATGGCCGCATTCATGGCCCACTGACCAGCTGTTGCGAGGCCCATTGCTGTTCTAAAGCCCTGGATCATTGTTGTAACTGTGGTGATAACCTTTAAGGCCCCCATACCAACTACCACAACCCCTACAGCTGTGCCAACGCCAATAAGAGTTTCTTTAATTGGCCCCCAATTTTCCCTAACTGTATTACCAAATTCAAAAGCTTTTTGTACAATTCCAGTAATCTTTGGAACCAATTCATCAGCCTTTTGTGCAACTGATCCTAGAAATTCTTGAGCCCCTGCACCGTTTACAACATCAGCAATGCCTACCTGCAGTTCTCGCCATGATGAAATTAATTTATTTTTAAGACTTCCTTCCACTTTGGCGGCTGCTGATTCTGTCGATCCCTCAAAATCCTTCATAGCATCTTTTGAGCCTAACATTGCGTACATAGCTCCTGCTTCGAGATCTTCCCATTTAGTACCGAATAAAGCTACAGCTAATTGGTTGGCCGTTACCTGGTCATCCATACCCTGCAACTCTTTTGTAACAGCGCCAGCAACATCAGCTACGCTTGCTTCGCCCCTGTTGAATGACTCCCATAAATCAAAAGTTGATTTACTCATAGCTGAGAATGTTTCATCTGTGGATTTCGAGCCATCTTTAACACGAATTTGAAACTCTTTCATTACATCATTTACATAATCTAAATTGTAAACACCTGCCTGGGCACCACGTTCCATGATCCCGAAATATTCTTCTGCAGAATACCCCATATTGCCAAATAAAGATGAATACTCCGCAACATTGTCAAACATTTCATTAGAGAAATTCAAACCACGTTGGCCACCTGCAGTAAATAGATCAAATGCTTTATCTGACGAAATACCAAATGCTTGCATCATATTGTTAGCGCCACGCGTGACCTCATTAACATCTGCATCAAAGGTTTTTGCTAATAACATCGAATTAGATGTTACCTTGCTAATTTCGCCAGCATCGATGTCGCGCATGTTTTGTTTTACACGCGCTAAAGCATTAGTTACTTCATCGATGTTTTCACCGTACCCTTTACTAAATACCTCTTTTGCAGCACTTTCATATTCCTTCATTTGACCAGCGGTAGCACCAGTTTGAGCTTGCAAAGTTGCAAAGGCATCATTCATATCAACTATTGATTTCGCAACCCCTGCTCCTAATCCTGCGAGTCCTACAGCGCCTAAAGCTGCCGCGCTAGCACCTACCGTTTTGAATACCTTTTCAGCACCTTTTCCAAATCGATCTATTCGATTTCCTACCCTTACAATTCCTCTACCAAAATCATCTGAACGATCACTTGCGCGCCTTAAATTGCTTGAAAAGTTACGATCTTGTAATGTAAGAATTGCCGATATAACCCTATTAGCCAAATTCCCACCGCCTTTACAAAAGAAAAAAGCTAAAGCACCTTCGCTCTAGCTTTCATTTCAATTTCTTTTTCTTCTAAATATTTTTCAATACTCGCCATCATGATTAGCTTAGTATCGTAGTCGATATTAAGGAGATATTCAGGTTTAAAACCGCGTTGAATATAGTGATGAAGAAAATAAAAATCATCATCACTATCAATTAGTTTTTTACAGCTTTAACTCCGCCTTTTTTGTATCCTGCTAATTCGAATGCCACATCTGAAAGCTGTGCGATTTCACCAGGTTCAAAGATTTTAGATACAATGTCAGTTGGTAACGTGCAGCCAAATTCCTTTTGTAATTCTTTATCTTTTAAATCTGGTTCCACCATCGTGTTGTACACCATGTACTCATCAGCGTCGGTGTCGTTGTTTTCGTCTCGTCCCATTTTCATTGTATCTACACATAGAGATTTTTCAGGTTTACGCAAGACTACTTCAACACCCAAACGCTCCACAAGAACCGCCTCGGTAACATCATTCTTTACCTGGTACTTTTCTTTCTCTTTCATTAAATCTGTAACCGATAATCGTTTGATTTCTTTTTTCGACATTTATATTTCCCTCCAATTTATATGATTAAGCTGTAATTGAATCAATAAGATCATAGTCTGCAAAACTGAATGGTAATTCTTCTGTACCAATTGTTTTTTGAGCAAATTGCATAAGCATAAATTCACTAAATGTAACTTCATTAATAGCGATCCGTTCTGTACCAAATGCGTCAGGATCAGCTAATTTCCCTACAATATTAATATCAGGAATAATACCTTTTTTAACTGCTTCTGCTAACAAATTCGCCCCTCGGCTATACACTTTCTTTACCTTTAAATTCCCTTCGCCTGTCCAACCTACCATTTTCTTATGTGTCGCCAAATCTTCGGCCATGTTGACATCTTCATAATCGATTGTCACTTTAGCCTCAAATTCTTCAACATCAAGCCATTTTTCATTGTTAATCCATGCGCTACCAAATGATCCATTAATAACACGATTAGATTTTAATTTACCCATGTGTCAATCCTCCTTAAATCGCAATATCCATATCTAAGTCCTCGATAGCATCCACAATTTTTATGTTGCTACCTAAAAAGACATTCTTTTTAAAGGACATTTCTTTTACTTTTTGATCGTCCCAATCAGTTGTGTCAACACCGATTGATTCCCAGGCCAAACGTTGTTTTTGTACATTTATTTCTGCTTTATTATCAAAGTTTGGATCAAGAATTTCCTCGCCCTCTAAACCGTCATAATAAGCATTGATAGATCGGATAAACAAAACCTGATTGTCGTAAATATTGTTGTGCTTACCGATGTAATGCTTATCAAATGTGGTGCGAATATCATCTTTAATTAAATCCTGAACTTCCATGACACGGATCGATTTAAAGTCTTCTGTCTTTTTGCCTGTTGTTGTCGTCAGACTGTTAATACCTCGTCCGATTTTAATGTTTTCGCCATCGTTAATAAGGATAAGTTCTCCATCATCAACGGCCTTATCTGGATCTTCAATTTCTGTAATAGAGTTAATTTCATTCAACTCGTAGTAAGTAGCTGATCTTGTAAAAGGCAGCCCTGCTAAGATGCCAGCGATTCGTGCTGTATATTCTGCAGTCGTATACTCTTTTTCACCGACTTTGATTCCAGTTGTTGTGAAATTAATAATCCCTTCATGATCTCCCTCACAGTTTGGCAAAACTGCTTTGAATGTTTTCTTTTTATTGTCTCGCTTTGATTTAATCCAGGATGCAATATTGGTTGTATCCTTGTCTTCGATGCCTGGGATGGCCAAGTAATTGAATCGCTTATTATTCAAGCGAGTTAATGCTGCATTGTAATCAACTGCAGTTGTAGGTAAACGCTCAATATTAATTTTGCTTGGCGTACCCATAAACGTTTTTTGAATGTAATCTAAATTAGCTGGCGACCACCCTTCTGTTGGAACTTCTTCAATGCTTTTGTAAGTCACTGTATCAGCTGTTTGCACATCATCTTTTAGAATCAATGCTACGATACCTAGCTGGCTTCGCTTAATCGCTGTAACGGCTTTACCAATAAACTCAATATTAATTTGTGGTAGACCCATTGTTTAATCCCCTTCCTCATCATCCAATTCACCCATAAGCTCAATTGGATATTTTTCATAAAAGTCTTTGCCATTTTTAATTTCATCTTCAATATTTCCACCTGGAC